ATACAAAAACATGAAATACTTACACGAATTGAATTTAGAGGAATTGAAAGAAGTTTATAACAAAAATCAGAACCTACAAGAAGAAGTATTTGATGATATGGTTGAAACTGCCGCGTTTTGGTGTAGTGAATATTTGGCATGTTGGAATAATCGTGGAATTAATTATTGTATCGGTTGGGACAGGGGAACATATTTTAAATGTACTGATAGGGAATATTTTATTGAGGGATTAAAAAGTGTACAACGAATGTTCGGGTTTTTGGCTGATGAATGGAACGAAAAAATTAAATATATTGAAAAATTGCTAACTAAATTAGATTATCTTTACTATAATTCATCGGCTGAAAATTACGATAGAGTAGAAGCACGAATTGATGAATTGATTAAAGAGTTGGAAATGGCATGTTATAAGTGGCTTATGTCTGAATATGAAGATTGCTTTGATAATGAAAATCAACTTGACTATTTTTTAAATTTTTTCGCGGATGAACGTATGGACGATAGTTTTTATGTTGATGATGATATGGAATTGTTCGAACATGTTGAGTATATAAAAAGTTATAAGTAAAGATACAATATAAACACAAATAACGGAAAAGGGGAATAAACAATGTCTAAAAAAGAATGGTATACAATTACAGCAAGATGTATAGAAGAAAATTCTATACATACTTGTGAAATCGGTGAAACTATAATTTTAGCGAAAGTAAAAAGCATTGGAAACGCTTATACAGTAGCGGCGGCATTAAGTGAAACATACGGAAAATATTTCGCTATTTCATTTAATTAAAGTGTATCTTAAAAAGTACATGCAACACATTAAAATATCTTAAAAAAGGCGGTTTTATATTATGAAAACTACTAATAAATATACTCGAAACATTAGAATGTACGAATTGGAAAACGCCTGTATTATTATGGTCGAAAAAGAATACAGTAAAACTACCAGCGGGAAAAGCTGGAAAAGAAACCCGGATAATATGGAAACTAGAAAAATCACGGCTGAAAACTACTGGAATTATTGCGATTCTATCCCGTTTTTCCGCAATTTGGGCGGTTCTGAAACTTGTGATTTTGGTTATACCTATGCGGGATATCTTGTAACAGAGATTAGAAGTATTAACCCGGATAGAACTAGAAAGATTGTACGCCGGTTCTATATCATAGACAATGAAGCTACGGCCCGCAATATTTACCACTTGGAATGGTAACAACAATGTTGATATTTTTATTAACACTTCCGTTTTGGTGGATAATTGCCATAATTTTAACATTTCGACATAACAAAACAACAAAAAGAATAAAAAATAGAGAGTTTGAAAACCTTTTGAGTGAATATGAACATGAAATATTAAAACAGAAAGCAGATAAAAAAGAAACTTTATATAGAGAGCTAAGTGCCATTCAATATCGATTAAAACTACTGGAAAAGTTGGACGATTTCCGTAATGGTGATCTGAGCAGTGAAGCAGCTGTAAAAAAGGCGTTGGCACTGGAAAAAAAATACAATCGTTTGTATACAAAAGAAAGAAAGCTCAAAAAAGAGATAGCAGAACTTGAAGCCATGGGATAATTTCCCATGGCTTTTAATTTTGTCCGGTTGCTCATTTAATCGGCTTTTAATTTGGAGAAAAACGCTTAATGTGTTAATAGTAGATACTTAAATAATTAATCTATTGAAAGTTGGTGGTATAAGTGTTAACCCCGAAACAAGAAAAGTTTTGTCAATGTGTAGTTAGTGGTATGAGTGCGAAAGATGCTTATATCATGGCTTATAACACTAAAGCAAGTGAACAAGTGTTATATAATGAGAGTAGTAAACTCATGTTAAGAGAAGATATTCAAAAGAAAATAGAGGACATGAGGAAGCCGTTAGTTAAAGCTGCACAAACAACTGCTTTATCCGAACGCGAGAAAAAACGCGCTTGGCTATGGAATATGATCGAAAACGCAACGAATGATAGTGATCGTATTAGGGCGATGGACATACTAAACAAGATGGATAGTGAATATATCAATATTCAGAGAATAGAGAAAGACGAAACACCTATTTCTACTCTAGACACAGAGAAATTAATAGAGATTACGAAGCTTGCATGACCCGCTCAAACGCTTTATAAGCGGCTTTTAAGTTACTATAGTATAAATACATACCATGACATGAAAAGCCGTTAAAACGCATTATACCGCGTTTGTACTCTAACGCAACAAAAAACATATTTTGTTGCGTTCATTCTTTCCAGTAGTTTACAAGTAGACTACAAAAGTATCAATTATAGCATATTACACAAAGAATCAAAGTTTTCTTTGTCAAAATTGACAAACTTTTAACGAACTAAAGCGCTAATACACTAGTAAAGTAGTTAACTAAAGCGCTAAATCGTTAATTCGCTAACGATGCAGTGTAATGAAGTGCGAGGGGGCAGAAATTCCAAGTTTTGGGAGAAGGACCCATACTCTCAGATTTTGGCGACAGTTTTACATTGGGACTCGTAATGGGGGACCCTTTATGGAAAGGAGTGGCTCAAATATGAGCTGGAAAATTTATAAACTCACATCCCCAAACGGTAGAAGTTATGTCGGGTGTACTGAACTTGAGTTAAGTAAGCGGTGGATAAATGGATGGGGATATCATCATAACAAAGAATTGTATGATGATATTTTAATGTACGGGTGGTTATCTTTCAATAAGGAAGTAATCGCCACCTACGATGATGAAACTGAGGCTCGTAAACGAGAACACGCCGAAATTCAAAACTACCCTGACGGTTATAATATCTATCGTGGACAAAAAGGTTATATTCCAACTGGTAATCCTCGCACACCGCCCAAAGCAGTGGTTTGTGTAGAGACAGGACAACGATATTCCAGTATTAAAGAAGCCGCTCGTCAAACTGGTTTAGCTAAAAACAAGATTTCTTACTGTTGTCGTGGGATAAGAAAAAGTACCGGCGGTTATCATTGGAAATTCGCCTGATAGTACCTTAAAAAATTTTTTTCGCAAATTTTATTTGAAATTGTTAACTTTTTGTAAACAATCACAGTAGCACTTGGGGGAGGTGACAGCCGTGGCAAGTACGCAAAAACCTTGGGAAAAAGTTGGCTTGACCGAGAAACAGTTCCGTGAAGTCCAATATCAAGCCCGACTCGAGTTGGCACGGCGCGACTTTTGGGAGTTTTGTAAGCTTCTCGCCCCGGACTTCTACATGGAAGGGCGAGATTACTTAAAACGGTTTTGTCACACTCTCCAAGAGTTTTATGAGAAAGACGATTGCAAAGTTTTAATCGTCAATATGCCGCCCCGCCACGGGAAATCTCGTACCGCTCAACTTCTATCCGAATGGATATTTGGTAAAAATCCTTCGGAAAAGATTATAACAGCAAGCTACAATGAACAATTAGCCACAACTTTTTCAAGAAGTGTTCGTAACTCTATCCAAGAAAGAAAAGCAAGTAAAGATCGAATTGTTTACCACGATATATTTCCAAATACTAACTTGAAAAAAGGTAGTTCCGCAGCTAACCTTTGGACTTTGGAAGGTCAGCATATTAGTTACCTTGCCACTTCTCCCGGTGGTACTGTTACTGGTTTCGGTAGTACCATCACCATTGTTGATGATATTATCAAAAACGCTGACGAAGCCATGAACGAGAATGTTCTTGAAAACATTTGGGACTGGTGGCGAAACACCATGATGTCCAGATTGGAAAAGAATGGAAAAGTTATTTGTATAGCTACTCGTTGGAACACAAACGATTTAAGCGGTAAGCTAATTGAGCATTATAAGGCTATAAATCAACCAATAAAGTTGGTAGTTGAAAAGGCCCTTCAAGACGATGGAACTATGTTATGCGAAGATGTTCTTAGTCGTGACAGCTATGACATTATCGTAAAAACCATGGGTAGAGAGATTGTTGAAGCAAACTATAATAATGTCCCAATTTCGCTTCAAGGTAGGCTCTATCAACTTGGTTTTCAAACTTATAAACAATTACCTTGTGATGATAAAAACCAGAGTTTGCTTGAAGAAATATGCGCTTATATCGACACAGCAGATCAGGGCGAGGATTATCTATGTATGATAATCTACGGGTTATTCCGAGGTCAATGTTATGTCTTAGATGTATATTTCACAAAGGAAGGAATGGAAGTCACCGAGGAAGAAACTGCTAAACGATTAGTTCAGTATAAAGTTAATCGGGTATTCTGTGAGTCGAATAACGGGGGTAAAGGCTACGGAAGAAGCGTAGAACGCATAATGCGAGAAAAATATCATTGGTATAAGACGTACATTGAGCTGTTTACTCAAAGTCGTAATAAAAAATCTCGTATTCTGAGTTCTGCTACTTGGTGTCAAAAGAATATTATCTTTCCTATTGGTTGGGATATAAATTATTCTGAGTTTTATGGAGATGTAATGAGTTATCAGCGTGAGGGACGCATGAAACATGACGATGCGGAGGATGTGCTTGCTGGCTTGTACGACCGTGTTGGACGAGGAAACTTATTTAGTTTCGAATAAGGGTTGACAACTAAGGAATAATATGGTATTATACCAGAGGGTGAGAAAATGGAACGAAATTATTGTGTATATAAACACACAACTCCTTCTGGAAAGGTTTATATCGGTTTAACTGGAAACACACCAAAAGAACGGTGGGATAGCGGACATGGATATAGAAACAATCCGCATTTCTGGAACGCTATTAAACTGTATGGTTGGAAAAATATAAATCACGAAATCTTATATACCAACTTAACTAAAGAAGAAGCTGGAGAAATAGAGCGTCAGTTAATAGCTGAGTACGACAGTAGAAATCCAGATAATGGTCACAACCAACTTGAAGGTGGAACGTTCGGTTATACCTTTTCTCATACTGAGGAAGCAAAACATAAGATTTCGGAAGCTGCTAAACACTTGTGGGAATCAGAAACTCACCGTCTTAGAATGAGTGCCGCCCAGAGTGGTGAAAACAATCCTTTTTATGGGAAGCATCACACAGACGAAACAAGAGAGAAACTAAAAAAGTGGCACGCTGAACACCCTCTGTCCGAAGATCAAATAAAAATCAATGTTGAACGAATGAGAGAAGTAAACCTTGGTAGAAAGATGAATAGAAGCTCAGTTGAGAAATCAGCCAGAGCGAAATGGAAGCCCATAAATCAATACACCAAGGGTGGACAATTCGTTAAAACTTGGGATAGTGCAAAAGAAGCGTGCGAAACACTACACATACATAAAAGTACCGTATCTCAGTGTTGTAAGGGAATCAAACCTTCCGCTGGCGGTTATATATGGCGATATGCTGACACACAAGAGACAGGTTAACTCCTGTCTCTTTTCATTTTAGAAAGGAGTGGTAAGGCTTTGGGCATTTTTAATTTTTCAATAAACAAAGCGATTGACTTACCAAAGCCACAACCAAATTCCGATATTCACAAGCTGGAAGTTGTGCTGAGGGCATGGTTGAATTCTCCCCAGCGCAAAGAACAGCTTTTGGCTGAACAATATTATCTTGGAAATCAAGATATTTTACAGCGCGAGAAGAAAGTTATCGGGGCAGATGGCAACTTAACTAAGATCGACAACGTTACCGTAAATCGCATTGTGGATAATGTTTATGCTAAGTTGGTAAACCAAAAAACGTCATATTGTCTTGGCAAGCCAATCACAATAGCGACTTCTAATGACGATTATCTAAAACTGCTGAATAAGGTATTTAACAAACGAAATCATAGAACGCTCAGAGAACTCGCTCAATTTGCAGTAAACGAAGGAATTGCATATATTTATCCTTATTATAATGCAGAAAGCGAGTTTAAGTGGGCAGTATTTCCCGCCCATGAGATTTGCCCTATTTGGAAAGACAAACGTCACCATGAGTTAGAAGCAGCAATGCGCTACTATCCCGAAGAGGTGTTTGACAATAATGGTGGAGTAAGTCTTATCTATCATGTGGACTTATTTACCACTCAAGGCATCACTCATTTTAGATATCAAGGCGCAAATCTTGTGATTGATGAAAACGCCCATACCGATTATATGTATGTGGAGAGCGTTGGTTACAATTGGAAGAAGTTGCCCATTATCCCGTTTAAGTATAACAGTGAGGAACTTCCTCTTATTCGTAGAGTTAAAACCTTGCAGGATGCTCTTAACGAGGTTATGAGTAACTTTAAGGATAACATGGATGAAGACCCAAGAACGTCTATTCTTATCTTAAAAAACTACGATGGCACTAACATTCCTGAGTTCAGACAGAATCTTGCTACCTACGGTGTTATTAAAGTAACCACAGTGGACGGCGTGCAAGGTGACGTGGATGCTCTGAAAGTTGAGGTTAATTCCTCCAACTACCAAGCGCTTCTCATGCAGCTTAAACGTGCCATTATTGAAAATGGTTACGGCTTTGATGCGAAGGAAGAACGCATGGATGGCGATCCCAACCAAATGAATATCGAATCCATGTATACCGATATTGATTTGGATGTTGACGCTATGGAATCTGAGTTCCAAGCTGGCTTTGAAGAACTTAAATGGTTCATTGACCAGTATCTTATTCATACTGGTAATCCTGATTACACGGATGAAGATGTGGAGTTTATCTTTGACCGCGACTTCTTTATTAACGAGAACGCTCAGATTGACAATGTGATGAAGAGCGTAGGTTTGGTTTCCAATAAGACGCTTCTTAGTCACCACCCGATGGTTACTAACGTTCTGCGAGAGATGCAGCTTATTGAGGAAGAACGTAAGCAGGAGTTAGAGCAGCAACAGGCCGAGTTGGAAGTGCAGCACGCTTTTAATACACCGCCCAACAATGAGGAATGAGGTTATAAATAATGGGGAGTATTTATGACGAGACTCAATTAGAAAATTTAGAAAATGAAGAACATGAACTGACACTCGTTGCTATACTTGCACTTTTAACATGGTTAAACTCCACAAAAAACAATTTAGAGCAAGAACTTCGCCGCTTTTATCAAAAATACGGCAAAGATGGCGTAGTTACATACTCTGAGTTCAGAAAATGGGTATCAGACAATAATCATCAACGCAGATCAACATGGCTGACGTTGTTTATTGGAAGTCTATTTTCCAACTTATTCAACAGCATGAAGCCTGAGTTTGAAACCATGATAATATCAGTTATTCAAAAAGAGTTTAACTTTTTTGGTGTAGCAATAGACACTCCCAAACTCAATTGGGGTATGGATAACCTTACTTGGGTAGACCGGCTTGCTGATAATGTTACAACGTGGAATGCTTATGTTACAACAGATGTTAAGAGGGCAGTGTTGGCACGTAAAAACATTGAGGAAGTCGCGGAGTTGCTTAATAAGCGATTTCTAACCATGGAGAACGTAATTAAGCGGTTAGCAATCACCGAAACAACAGCAGTTGGTTCTATTGCTAGAAAAGCTGCTTTCAAAGAACTTGGTATTACTAAATACAAATACTTCGCTCGTGAAGATGAGCGCACTTGTGAACAGTGCGGTGCGCTTCATGGTTTAATTTTTCCGATATCTGCATATGAACCGGGTGTCACAGCAAGTCCTATCCATAGCAACTGCCGGTGTCACTGTGTGCCAATTAGGGAATGAGTCGAAAGGCTTTTCCATATATAGAGTGGAGCGGGGTGAATCCTCCCCTCGCTCCGCTCCACTTCTTAATTACTTGGGGAGGTAATTATGTTAGATGATTTTACATTATTAACAGTTAAGTTTGATACGTTTCCTTATTTACACATTTATCCATTAGGTGACGCTCACATTGGTTCTAAAGAGTGCAATATGTCACTGTTGTACCAATGGCGAGAGATTGTACAGAATGACCCTTATGGATTTGTTGTAATCGTGGGAGACATGATGAATATGGGACTTAAAACATCTAAATCCAACGTATATGAAGAAATTATGCCGCCGAGTCAGCAAAAGGAAGTATGCTATGAATTTTTGAAGCCACTCTCTGAAAAAATCGTAGCTGGTTGCTCTGGAAATCACGAATACAGAATGGTTCGTGACGTTGGGACAAACCCCTTATATGATGTGTTTTGTCGGCTTTGTATCGAGAATAGATACAGAGAAAACGCTTGTTTCGTAAAATTAACAGTTGGTAAGTGTGGTTCAAATCCAAACACGTATGGCATGGTTCTCACTCACGGAAAGTCGAAAAACAAAGATTTAGACTGGACATATGCTGTAGATGGCGCGGACGTGTTTATTAGTGGCCACACTCACCTTGGCACACATCAACCTTGTGGAAAAATTCAAATGGATTTACATCATGACAAGGTTAAACCGATTAGTTATCAACACATAGTAGTATTACCGTTTCAAGAATATGGTTCATATGCCTTACGAGGAAAACACTTACCCTCGCATTTAGGTCAATTTCAAGTATTAACATTTGATGGAAAACAAAAAAGAGTTGGGTATCACTACGAATAATTACACCGTTTATGTTCATGTTTCCCCAAGTAAAAAAGTTTACGTTGGGATTACTGGAATTAAGCCAGAGTATAGATGGGACAACGGTAGAGGGTATAAAAAACAAGTGTTTTATAATGCCATACAAAAATATGGATGGAATAACATTCAACATATAATTGTGGCTGAAAATTTATCATTGGATGAAGCAAACGCTTTAGAAAGAGAACTAATCTCTAAGTATAACTCTACAAACCCTTTGTTTGGATATAATGTGGACAATGGCGGTAATAATTTAGGTAGTAAGTCGGAAGATCATAAACGGAAGATACGAGAAAGTAATCTTCCATCGAAACAAAAATTATCTAAAAAAGTATTATGTGTTGAAACAAATATTATTTACGATTCAATTCGAGATGCTTCCAGAAAAACTGGGGCAAATCGTAATTGTATATCTTGGTGCTGTAATAATGTACCAAGGCACAAAACGACTTCCGGGTATCATTGGGAGTTTGTCTATAACTAATGTCCGACATGACGATAAACTGTAACTCTGTGGAAGCAACCACGATAAAAAGCGAAGGAGATATGATTTATGAAGCGCGATTTCTTAAAGAACCTTGGAATTGAAGACAAGGAGTTAATTGACAAGATTTTGGATGAAAACTCTGCTGATATTGGTAGGGCAAAGGGTGAATTAGATACTTATAAGACACAAGTAAACGACCTAAAAGGTCAACTTAGTGCAAAGGATACTGAAATCAACACTCTGAAAGAACAAGCTGATAAAGTGGACGGTCTGAATCAACAGATTACACAACTGACCGCAGATAAAACACAACTTACAAATGATCTGAATACTAAGGTGTCCGCACTTCAAAAATCCTATGCCATTGAAAGTGGTCTGCGTGACGCAAAGGCCAAGAATATAAAGGCGGTCATGGCTCTGCTGGATATGGACAAAATCTCTTATGCAGATGGCGCTTTAACTGGTCTGAATGAGCAGTTGGAAGCCCTGCAAAAGGGTGAAGATACTAGTTTCTTATTTACGACTGGTGACAACCACCAAACCCCTTCTGGGACTAACGTAAATAATCCTCCTGCAAATGGAGGTAACAATCCTCCTACCACGAATAGCCTTGCTGGTGCGATTGCAAAGGCTCTGAGTGGTAATAAGTGAGGAACTTAAAATCTTAAAAATGAAAGGTGATTAAATATTATGGCAGTTACTCTTGCTCAAGCTCGTCTTAATGTTCAGGATGATTTACAGGCGGGTATTATTGATGAATTTGCGAAGTCTAGCTTTATTCTGAATAACATTCCCTTCGCTGATGTGGTTTCCCCCACTGGTGGCGGCGCTACTCTGACGTATGCTTACACTCGTCAGATCACTCAGCCGACTGCTGCTTTCCGTAAGGTTAATGCTGAGTACACTCCGAGTGAAGTTCAGAAGCAGCGTTATACGACCGATCTTAAGGTCTTCGGTGGCGCGTTTGAGATTGACCGTATCATTGCTGGCATGGGTGGCATTGTTGACGAAGTTGCTTGGCAAGCTAACCAGAAGGTTAAGGCGGCTTCCGCTCTGTTCTCTGACACGATCATCAATGGCAATACCTCCACTGATGTTGACGTGTTTGATGGTCTGGATGTTGCTCTGACTGGTAGCGCTACTGAAATTAACGCTGCTGGCACTGCTATTGATCTGTCCACTTCCGCTAATGTCACTACTAACTGGCAAGCGTTCCTTGATGTTCTTGATGAGTTCCTTGGTGAATTGGACGGCACTCCTGACGCTCTGCTGGTGAACGCCAAGATGGCTGCGAAGCTGCGTGCAGTTGCCCGTCGTGCTTCTATGTACCAGACCACTAAGGATAATTGGGGCAGACAGGTTGAGATGTATGGCAACATTCCGTTTGTTGATGTTGGTGCTAAGGCTGGCTCCAATGACCCGATTATTGCAACTACCTCCAATGAAACTTCTATTTACGCTGTTCGTTTTGGTATGGACGCTTTCCACGCCATTTCGATGGCTGGTCAGCCGCCTGTTAAGATTTGGCTTCCTGACTTCACCACTGCTGGTGCTGTGAAGAAGGGTGAGGTTGAGATGGTTGCTGGTTGCGCTCTGAAAACCACCAAGTCTTGTGGCGTTCTGCGTAAGATCAAGGTTCAGTAATTTAACTCATTCCTCCTGTGATGGTATGGGGCAGAAATGCCCCATATCATTTTCGTGAGGTTACGAAAATGATAAGAAAGGATTGATATAATGCCTAACATTGTTAAGTACGCTCCGGTCAACCGTGACAATGGGGAACGAGTTGCTACTAACGGCTATTATACTGGCCACAAGAAGGGTATCCCCACTCAGGCCAAGGACGAAACTGTTGGTGCTTATGAGGTTGAGGAAGGTACTGTTCGCTACGGTACTATGATGGGTGATGCCGTTCAGGGTGCTATGCCCAAAACGGCAGTTGGTATTGCTCAAGTTCTTACGAACTGCAAGTCTAGTTACATTGATAAGCTGATTAGCAAGGAAGACAATCTTTCTATTACCTACACGGCCACCAATAGTAAGACGCTTCCTGACGCTGTTACGGTTAAGATTGGCGGCGTTACTAAGACTGTTACGACCGATTACACTTGGACTAAGAGCACTGGCGTTCTCACCATTGCGAAGGTAAAGATTACCGGCGATATCGAAATTACGGTTGCTGCTGCGTAAAGCAACTAAGGGGAGGATACTTTATGAAGATTTATGCGCCGGTTGAAAATGTCAATGGTATTTATGCTTCCGTGAACTTCGTAAATAGCGTTGGTGAAACGAATAACCCGGCTCTGATCGAATGGTTCAGAAGTCATGGATATAAAGTTGAATTGGTGGGTATTCCTGAACCACTTGCACCTATTTATAACGCTCCAACTTGGGAAGCGGGTGGAAATGAATCAGTAGAAGAAACCGAACCTGATTTTGAAACTATGACTCCTAATGACCTGAGAGAGTGGATGAAAGATCATGGCTATGGAACTAAAATCCGCAATATTAAAAACAAGGAAAAACTTCTTGAGATTTTAAGGGGGTGACAGAATGGTTACTATTGAAAGCATAATTAAGCGTCTTGGACAGCTTGGGTATGTTGCAACTGAGGAAGACCGTGACATTATTGAATTTGAATTGGAAAAGATTCTTAATTATGTTAAGAACTACTGTAACATTACTGAAATCCCAGAAATCTTAGAACCTCGCATTGTTGATCGAGTGTCCGGGGAATTTTTATTTTATCAGAAAAACAGTGGAAACCTTACTGGTTTTGATTACGATGCAGTGATCAAAGAAATCAAGGAAGGTGACACCGATATTAAGTACGCTATTGGGCAAGAAGCAGACACACCAGAATCCCGTTTTGATTCAATGGTAAAGCAGTTAGAAAGAGGTATGGATAAATGGCTAACGAAATTCCGAAGAATCAGATGGTAAAAAAATGGTGCGTCTATAAGCATACTTCTCCAAACGGTAAGGTTTATATCGGGATTACCTCTCAAAATCCATTAAAACGATGGCGTAATGGGAAAGGGTATCGGGATAACGATTACTTTTTCCGAGCGATTACCAAGTATGGTTGGGATAATTTTACACATGAAATTGTGAAATCTGATTTGAGTAAAGAAGAAGCCTGTCGTATTGAAGTCAACCTCATCCAAAAATATCAATCTAATAATCCAGAGTTCGGTTATAACAATTCATTGGGTGGTGAGGTGTCTGCATTAGGGTGTCACTATTCACGACCAAAAGGGGAGTTAAGCCCTAAATTCGGAACATATCATTCTGACGAAAGTAAAGAGAAGATTTCTCGTAACCGTAAGGGAAAAATGATGGGGGCGGCTAATCACAAATCAAAAGCAGTTTTATGTGTAGAATTAGATGCCGTGTTTGATAGTTTAGGTGATGCTGAACGTACTCTTAGTATTTGTCGAAAATATATTTGGAGAGCGTGTAATCGTCCTAATGGAACATCTGGTGGTTATCATTGGAGGTGGGTCAATGCCGTATAAACCCAAAGTTCCAAGCAGAAACTTGCAAAACAACCCACTTTCTGCACTTTGGATTGGCAAATGTACAATTTATGAATATCAGCCTGTTACAGACCCAGAAACATATCAGACTGTTCACAACTTAGTAGCTGTCTTTGAAAATGAGCCTTGTCGATTATCGTATCAGAAAGAGCAATCTACTGATATTAGCAACGGTGCAGCAATTATTTCTCAGAGCATTACCTTGTTTATCCGTCCTGATATAACTGTTAAAGAAGGTTCTGTGATAGAAATCACTCAACATGGCGTGATCACCAAGTACAAGGGTTCTGGCAAGCCGACTATCTATACCAATCACCAAGAAATTGTGTTAGAACTCTATGAGGACAATGTATGATCAAAGTTGAGTGGGATTTTGGAGCGGTTGAAAAGGCACTCAGTAAAATTAATAAGGAAGTTTTTGAAACAGCCCTTATGACCGCTACTCAGGAGATTGCTAAAGAGCTGCATAAAGCGTTGCTTCAAAACACACCCGTTGTAACTGGCAATCTGCGTAAGATGTGGAGTGCCGGAGAAAACCTGACATTCACGGTAGAGCGGGTAGGAAACGGATTTGAAGTTACCCTTATCAACGATGCTAGAGCAAACTCCGCTGGTGGGTTTGCATATGCCGAAGCTGTTGAGTACGGCCACAAAACGTCAAATGGAGGTTGGGTGCAAGGTAAATTCTTCTTAAAGAACAGCGAAATACAAACTCAGCCAAAATGTAACTCGATTGTTAATAAAAACTTACGAAAATATTTTGCGAGGTGGTTAAGTGGTAAATGATTTCTTAAACGCTGTTACAAAACAGCTTGGAAAAACTTTTGGGACTACTTACCACTATTACGTTGAAAATGTGGAGCAAGGCTTGATAAAACCTTGTTTTACAGTAGACATGCTAACACCTCTTGAACGTTCTAGGAGCGCTATCTTGTACGACCGAACATTTCCACTGGTTGTACATTACTTTGGTATAAATCCAGAGAAAATTAAAAAAGAGTGTTATGCAATGGCCGAAGACTTGATAGAATGTTTGGAATATATTCCATTTAATAACACATTCATTCGTGGTGAGAATATTAGCTGGCATATGGTAGAAGACGTATTACAAGCTTTTGTTACATATAAGTTTGTAACGAAGTCGGATAAGCCGCTTGATGCTAATATGGAAACTTTGAAACAAGATATCGGCAGTGACTGATAACGAGAAAGGATTGATTATATGGCTTTAGGTGGTGGCGTTTTTGTTACCCAAAACAAAACCTTACCCGGTTCTTACATTAATTTTGTAAGCGCTAGTAGGGCTACGGCTACCCTTGGTGAGCGTGGTGTGGTTGCAATTGCTCTTCCTCTTGGCAAGGCAGCGGGTAGCGTTATTACAATTACCAGAGAGGAATTTGTTCAAAACGCTAAGACTCTGACTGGTAAAGAAGTTAATTCAGCTGATTTAGCACCATTACGTGAAATCTTCTGTAACGCGCGAAAAGTTTATGTGTATGATTTAGGTTCTTCTGCTCCTACTAAGACGGTTTCGGCAGCGTGTGGAGCATTAGAACCGTATGATTTTAATGTATTATGCGCTTACACTAATACGGCGGCAGATATCACCAGCTATATCACTCAGGTAAAATCGTGGCGTAATGACATGGGTAAGAAATGCCAGCTGGTGGTGTATAACCCCACTACTGGTCCCGATGATGAGGGCATCATTAACGTAGTTTCTACTATTGAGGAAGCTAGTGCCGAAGAAAACGCCGCTCCTGCCTACGCTCTGGTGGCGTGGGTGGCTGGTGCAGAAGCTGGCTGTGAAGTCAATAAGTCGTGTACTAATAAGAAATATAACGGTGAATACACGATTGTTTGTAGTAAGACGCAAACTCAGCTTGAAACCTGTTTAGATAACGGTGAATTTGTGTTCCATCTTGTTTATGGTGATGTGTGTGTGCTTGAAGATATCACCTCCTTTAAAACTACCACCACGGATAAGGGTGAAGACTTCAAGTATAACCAAACCATTCGTGTATGTGACCAGATTGCCAATGACATTGCAAAGCTGTTTAACACAAAGTATCTTGGTAAGGTTCCCAATAATGCGTCTGGTAGAATCAGCCTGTGGGCAGATATCGTTCAACATCACAGACAGCTAGAAGAAATTCAAGCGATTGAAAACTTTAATCCGGAGCAGCTTACCGTTACGCAAGGCAACACGAAAAAGGCAGTTGTTGTGAATGATGTGATTACTCCGGTAAACGCAATGGCACAGCTTTATATGACTGTAGTCATTGACTAATCGGAAGGAGGACTATTATGCCGCAGACTATGCACGCACGAAATGCCGTATCTGCTAAGATGGCAGAGTGCTACGTTACGATTGACAATCAGCGTTACAATTTTATGTCCGCGATTAATCTGGAAGTCACGTTTGAAAAGAACAAAACTGAGGTTCCTATTCTTGGTAGAATGAACCGTGGTCATAAGGCAACTAGTTCTTCTATTACTGGTAGTGCTGAGTTCCACCTTAACACTTCCATTTGGAGAGAACTGGCTTATAAATTCCAAGAGCGCGGCGAGGATATTTACTTCGATATGCAGATCACTAACGAAGATATTACTGCTTCTGACATTGGTAGACAGACTATTATTCTGTACGACTGCAACTGGGACAGTATGACTCTGGCGGCGTTTGATGCCGATAGTGATGATGTTCTGACGGAAAGCATTGACTTTACCGCAGAGCGGTTTGAAATTCCTGAAAAGTATACAAAAATGGATGGTATGATTTGATGAGTTAAGGTGGCTTGTAACAAATGATTGGTATATATGGTATCCATAATTTGAGTAATAACAAATGGTACGTTGGACAGTCTATTGATATTGAACGTAGGTGGAAACATCATAGATTTGCCCTTAAAAATGGATATCATTATAACAAACATTTACTACGAGCATGGAACTACTATGGAGATTCTTCATTTGAATTCATTGTACTAGAGTTATGCTCTACTGATGAACTAAACGACAAAGAACGGAAATGGATAGCTGATTTAGATTCTCATAATAACGGCTATAACCAATGTGAAGGTGGAGAATCTCCCGCTGGTAGAATTGTCCCAGATGAAGTAAAACTTGCTGAAAGTTTAGCCAGACAAGGTACTAGAAATCCATTCTATGGAAAGCATCATACCGAGCAATACAAGAAAATGATAAGCGAAAGGCAACGTGGTGAAAAAAATCATATGTACGGTAAATACGGGAAACTTAATTCACATAGCCGTAAAGTTCGATGTATTGAAACTCAAAAAATATATGATGCTATAAAAGATGCTGAACGAGATACCGGAATAAATTGTAATAATATTTGTTCATGTTGTGCTGGACGATTGAAAACAGCAGGGAAATTTCATTGGGAATATGTATAAGAATTGAGAGAGGATGAGCAATTAACTCATCCTCTCTCTTAATTTTATCAAAATAATAAGAATGATTAAACTGGGAGGATTTTAATAATGTCTGATTTTAGTGTTTTTATGACTGGCGCTAAGAATGTGAACGATACTGTGAAGTATGTTGCTTCTAAGCGTTTTAAGGAAAAAGGCAAACCGGTTGAATGGGAATTGAAAGCAGTTAGTTCTTCGCTGGATGAAGCCATTCGTAAGGATTGTACGAAGAAAGTTCCGATTGTTGGCAAGCGTGGTCAGTATAATCAGGAAACCGATACTGATAAATACATTGGTAAGCTGTGCGTGGCTTGTACTGTGTACCCTAATCTGAATGATGCCGAACTCCAAGATGCTTATGACGTTAAGAGCGGCGATGACCTGTTGAAGAAAATGTTACTCCCCGGTGAGTATACTGAATATAAAGCAAAGATTATGGAAGTCAATGGTTATGACATGAGCATGGAAGAACTCGTTGACGAAGCAAAAAACTGATAAATGGAGACGATAGTGACTCATTTTTGGGTTATTATTGTCTCCACAAGTTTCATTGGAAGCCTACTATGTTACTAAACATGACGAGGGAGGAAAAGGCTTTCATATTAGCTGCCATTCAGATCAAGGCTGACAATGATAAGAAAGAGCAGCAAAAAATGAAATCTAAACGACCTCATAAAAGGTAGGTGACAGATTTTTGGCATTAGAAGCAAAAATTAAGTTACTTTTAGATTCTGGTAATATAGATAAAAAGCTTGTGAATATATTCAGAAATCTTGAGAGCCAGTCTGAAAAAATAAACAAGAGTTTACGAAAGTGTTCGCCGGAACTTCAAAAAAGTGTTACACAAGCTAGGCGGTTAAAAAACGAACTCCAAAAGAACAGTTCTGTAATTGACGGTTTGGGACGTAAACTAAAAGGATTGTTTGCTGCTTACGGTGGTGTTATGACAATTCGGGCAGTTGTCGAAGCAAGCGATGTAATTACTGGAGCTGAAAATAAACTTAATTTTATCAATAATGGTGATATCCAAGCTACACAAGAGCAAATGGATAAAATGTATGCCGCAGCCTTACGCTCTCGTAGCGGATATGGTGATATGTTGGCTAACGTTAGTAAATCAATGACGTTATCACCAGATGCATTTAAGGGTAATATTGACAATGCCATTAAATTCCAAGAGATTATGGCGAAATCATATGCTATCGGTGGTGCGAGTGCAGCAGAACAATCTTCCTCGATGTATCAGATGATACAAGCGTTAGGCTCTGGCGTACTACAAGGTGATGAATTACGTTCAGTTACAGAAGGTGCGCCTTTAGCAGCGAAAGCAATTGAAGAATATGCCCAAGAAATCTATGGAACAACTGATGCTTTGAAAGATATGGGTTCGCAAGGTTTAATTACTTCGGAAATTGTAGTAGCAGCTATGATGAACGCTAGTAATGATATTGAAACTGCTTTCGAAAACACCGATATGACGATTGGGCAAGCGTTCACAAACATGAAAACAGTTGCTTTGAACTCTTTCAGACCGATTCAAGACACCATTAATGAATTTGTAAATAGCGACGCTGGTGCAAAATTCTTTAATGGAATGGCTATTGCAATTCAATTCGTAATGTCAATTCTCAACGGCTTGATTTCGGGTATAGTGTGGTTAGCAACTACTATAACAAATAATTGGAACATAATTGCACCTATTCTAACCGCTATAATTATTATAGCTACAATTATATTAGGTTACTTTATAGTAATGAAAATTCATGCTATTGCGCTCGGAATTGCGTCATGGTTCGCAGGAAATCAGGCATTCACAGCGTGGCTAAAAGCAATGCTCCCATTGCTTCTTATTATATTGGTAATTGGTATTGTAATAGCAATAGTTATAGCTTGTGGTGGCACTATTTCTGATATAGTTGGTTGGATTGTCGGATTTATTTTCGCGGCGATTACTCTAATTTGGAACATTGTTGTAGCAATCGTGGCAAGTATAATTATGGTTATAGTCGGCCTTGGCATGACCATTTGGAATATAATACTGGCTGTAATAAATTTCATAATAGCTTGTTTTAACATTATTGCAACATTCTTTTATAATTTAATCGTAGCCGATATTGCCAATGGTGTACTTGGACTGGTTGAAGTATTCAAAGCCGCCCTTGGAAACATAGGCATATTTTTCTCTAACTTATGGAATAATGCAGCGGCAATGTTTTGGGATTTTATTCATGCAATCTTATCTGGGTTAGCCGATTTAGAGCCAGCGTTTAACGCACTAGCTTCATTGTTCGGATTTGAAGGAGTGACTTTATCTGGTCTTACTAGTTCTGCCAAAGCCAAAGCTGATGCCGCGCGTTCCAATATTAAAGACTATAACAGTATTAGTGAAGCTTGGAAAAAGGGTTCGTCCACGTTTGAGAGAAAAAGTTACTCTGATGCGTGGAATAGCGGTATGTCCACATTTGACTATGCCGATACAGGTGGAGTCCTCAATTCGATTGCGAACGGCGCGAATGGCTTAATGGGTGATGTCGGGGGCGCTTGGAACAAGGGTAATGAATTGGGGAAAGGTTTTGCTGATGGCGTTGGTAAAAAAATAAACGAGTCTTTAAACATTGATAAAACTGTTGACCCGAACGATAACCAATATGACTTGGATGTTGATAAGTATAACCCAGATAAGCTCAATAAAGGTGTTGGAAACATCGACAAAAACACCGGTAAGATGGCTGACTCGATGGAACTGACAGATGAAGATTTGAAATATCTCCGTGATCTTGCAGAAAGAGAATGGAAAAAAGAGTTTACTACGGCTAATATAGTTGTCGATATGAATAACTACAACACAATTGATGGTGATAATGACTTAGACGGCATTGTCACAAAATTAAGTTCCAAACTATATGACGAATTGGATTATCTGGCAAATGGCACATACGGTTATGCCTACGGCCACGGTTAAGGAGCGATTATAATGAGTGCCACTTACGGCTATACTTTTTATTTCAAAGATGGTAGTAACGTTTTAACGTTCCCTATCACTCCGGGAGAATTGAGCATTAAAGTTGGCTCTACAAACAAAACCGTGACGTTAATTAACGAGGGGGAGATCAATATCTTGAAATCCCCCTCGCTTATTGAGGTTGAGTTTGAGGCCAGATTTCCAATGCGTAATTACCCGTATTCTAGAACACCTCTTGATTTTAAGACATATTACGATTTTTTCAAAGACCTAAAAGAAAAAAAGAAGTCTTTTCGTTTTATCGTTGCGCGAGAAACAACCGGTGGGGATAAAACGTGGGATACTGATCTTTTAATGGCTTTGGAAGAATTTGAAATTAAAGAGAATGCTGATGAAGGTGACGATGTTCTTGTATCGTTTACGTTAAAACAGTACAAAGAATATAGTGTTAAAACAATTGATACGTCAGCCCTTAGAATCAAACATTCCAGAGGAAAGCGAAGCACAGATAATCGGGGTTCGGAGAATCAAACATATACGGTTAAAAAGGGCGATTGTCTATATAATATCTCCAAAAAATATTATGGGCAAGGGGACAAATGGAGAAGTATTTATTATGATAACCGCCCAACTATTGAAGACAGTGCAAAAGAGAATGGCTTTCGATCTTCGTCAAATGGTCATTGGATATTTCCGGGAGATGTGTTTGTAATTAGAGGAAATACTCCCGGTACGGATGATGTACGAAATGGACATTTTGCTCCAGAACAACCACATGCTGGACGTAGTGGTAGTTTCGATGGAAAGAATGGTGGCGGCTCGGGGAGAGAGGGAACATTTCCGGAACATGGAAAAGGAACAGGCGGCGGTGGCTCCGGTGGGAATACTGGCGCGGGAAGAAAATAATTGCTAGGAAGGTGACAACTAGTGGCCGACATGCGGTTAACTATCCAACATGAAACTACTATTTTTGAACCTCCTGTGAAGTCTGGGGTTAAAATCACATGGGAACGAACTGGCGCTCCGGGAACTCTTGAATTTACGACAATTAAGATTCCTAACTCTGATATGTCGTTTAGTGAAGGGGACGCTGTTTGCTTCTATTATAAAAATACGCCTGTATTCATGGGATATGTATTTAAGAAAAAAAGAGATAGAGAACACCACATTACTGTCACTTGCTATGACCAACTGCGATATCTAAAGAATAAATATACGTATGTGTTTCAAAATAAAACCGCCACTCAGATCATACAAGCGCTATGTAATGACTTTGGCTTGGAAACCGGTGACATGGATAACACAAATTATGTAATCCAAGCTCTTGCAGAAGAAAACAAAGCTGCTTTAGATATTGCAATGGGAGTGTTAGAGGACACCTTAACCAACACGGGTGATATGTACACCTTATATGACGATTTTGGAAAGCTCTGTCTAAAGAACTCCGCAAACATGATTAGCAGCACCTTAATTATGGAAGAAACAGCCGAAAACTTTGACTATTCATCCAGTATTGATGATGAGACATACAACAGTGTGGTGTTATACTACAAAGAAGACAACAACGTAATTAAAGTGTATTCTGCGTCCTCTGAGAGTAACATCGACCAATGGGGAACACTTCGCTACTTTGAGGAAGTTAAAAATAAGACAATTGCCCAAAATAAAGCTAACGCGCTACTTGATATGTACAATCGAAAGAGCCGAGAGTTAAGTATCAAAAAAGCGTTTGGTGATATTACAGTTAGAGGTGGAACTCTGATTCCAGTAAACCTCAACTTGGGTGATGCTGTGGTAAATAATCTTATGCTGGTTCAAAAAGTAGTGCATACATTTGAAAATGATTACTACACTATGGATTTAACCCTTGATGGCGCGTGGGATGATATCTAAAAGAAGGTGACGTGCATGGCAACTGGATTACTAGATGTTATAAAACGAGCTGCACTTGACGCAGTTGAAAATAATAAGCCGTGTGATTTAAGATATGGAACAGTTGTATCCGAAAGTCCACTTAGTGTTATGGTGACAAATCAGTTTGTGTTACCAGAAAGCATTTTAATTGTACCAGAACATCTAACGGATTATGAAATCAAGATTACCACTACTGGGTACGGCTGGGAAACCGATAATAAAGCCGGTGGTGCTGGGCAAGCTGAGTATGAATCTCATAAACACGCAATCAACCAAACTGAGCGAACGGTTAAAGTGCATGGAAAATTAAAGGCCGGTGATAAGGTGGCGTTATTGCGACAAACAGGCGGTCAGTTTTACTATATTTTAGACCGTTTGCCGAAGGAGTGATTTAATGCTTCCTAACTTGAATCTGCTAACCACATATATTGATGAAGATGTATATCCCACTAGAACTTATCGCGTGAGACTACTTGGAAATGAAAATTCTACTTCCCCGGTCTATCTTAACAAAGTAAGTGGTTATACAGACGGAATAGATGCACTAAAACAAACTATTTACTTTATTCTAGGAACAGAGCGATACGAATATTTAATCTATTCTTGGGATTATGGGATTGAGTTACAAGATTTATTTGGCAAACCAATGCCGTATGTAATTGCCGAGATAAAAAGACGAATTACAGAAGCTCTAACAATGGATGATCGAATTACAGACGTAGTGGATTTTCAGTTTGAACGTAACCGAGAAGTCCTTCACGTTACATTTTCGGTAGTATCCACGCTTGGTACCGTACCCACTGAATTGGAGGTGGACATTTAATGGCATATGAAAGTCAAACCTATGATACGATATTAGATCGACTAATCAGTAGGGTTAAAGAGCAATACCCAACTTTGGATTACAGAGAAGGTTCTATTCTATTTAATGCGCTGGCTCCTGCTGCACTAGAATTAGCCATTATGTATACAGAATTAGATAATATACGAAACGAGAGTTTTGTTGATACAGCAACTAGAGAGTACGCTTTAATTGGCTGTGAACAAATGGGTATTGACACCGCTCAATTTGAAGCCACGGCTGGCACATTCAAAGGTGAATTTAACGTAGAAGTTGAAATTGGCTCTCGCTGGAATTGTGAACTGTATAACTATACTGTAACAGAATATGTTGGAAAAAATAGTAATGGATATTATGAATACAAAATGGTGTGTGAGACAGCCGGTTCGGACGCTAATAACCTAACCGGAACATTAACTCCTATTACACTTGCACCTTCCAATCTGACCCATTGTAAGTTGACCGCTTGCTTAATCGAAGGTGAAAACGAAAAAACCGACGATGAAATCAAGGAAACTTATTACGAATATGTTAACTCTTCTGTATCTGATGGAAACGTAGCACAATACCGAAGATGGTGTAATGAGTATCCAAGTATCGGTAATTACAAAATAATTCCGTTATGGGCGGGTTATAACACAGTAAAGGTGTCGATATTAAGCGCGTCCAATAGAGCAGCTACGGCAACTTTAGTTGGTGAAGTTCAAAATTATTTTGACCCAACGGCTATTGACACGTTTAATGGTAATGGCACTACCAAAGCTTTTACTCTGAAATCTTCCGTGAAGCCAACGGTTGTGGATATGGTGAGAGTTAACGGTGCGATTAAACTTCTAACCACAGATTACACATACAGTGGTGGAACCGTCACTTTTAAGACTGCTCCGGCAGCTGGCACGAACAACGTTGAAATTCGATATAACGGCGGTATGGGTAACGGGGTTGCACCTATTGGAGCATTCGTTACTGTGGACACGGCAACCGAAGTTCCGATTAATATTTCTGCAACAATTTCGTTAAAAAGTGGTTATAGTGATACTACAGGTATTAGTGAAGAACTGACGAAATTATTTTCTGAAATTGCATATGAAAAATCTCAAGTGTCCTACATGACAGTTGGTGCAAGAATATTATCGGTAGAGGGTGTCGAATTTGTAACCAATTTGAAACTTAACGGTCAGACAAATGATATAAATTTAACCACTTATCAAATTCCTATTCTTGGCACAACGAATTGGGCGGTGAGTTAATGTATCAGGAACGAATGTTCAGCTATTATCCTCTTGTTGTTAGTTCAATCATCGAATTTCAGGCGATTATAAATGCCGAATATCCTGAATTTGAAAAATTAAAGGATAGTGCCGATAACGCACTAAATGACGCTTGGTTGCTGACAATGGGAGAAGCGCGAATTAGTCAATGGGAAAAAATACTAGGTATTCAACCTGCAATAGGTTCGTCCGTATCTGATCGCAGAGAAACCGTAATCGCACGTATTAGGGCACAAGGTAAGCTAAACACCCAATTGATCAACTCGATTGTGAATGCGTTTACTGGTGGAACAGCTACATCATACGTTCACGATAGTTGTTTATATGTTGAAATTCTCCCCCCTCCGGGAAATAAACAATATCAATTCTCCAACGTGGAGCAAGAGTTACTAAAGAAAACTCCTGCACATTTAGGACTAAACGTCAAGCGTAAATACGCAACTTGGGGTGAGATTAAATCTGGCTTTGCTTCATGGACTGCCGTCAAAGAATCTTTCACTGATTGGGAAGACGTTAAACTCTATATTGCACCAATTACGTAAGAGGTGGGTTATGTTTTCTATCTTTAATGGACGAACAAGTTTTTATCAATGGGACGTTGATCAAAAACTGATAATTAATTGTGATATTCCAGATTATCAGGTACATTTCAAGAATACTTCTGATGAAGTTTGTTATACCCTAGAGCCTTACGAAATGGACGGCAAAACGGTGGTTAACGTTCCTAATCTTCTTTTACAGAACTCTACTCCAATTATTGTTTGGTGCTACGTTCTGGATAAAAATGGAAACTATACAATTAAATCAAAAACATTTGCTGTTATTGAGCGACAAAAGCCGTCTGATTATGTATATACAGAAACCGAAGTACTGTCTTTTAATTCCAAACTTGATAAAAATGTAGGTGCTGAAAACGCTGGAAAAGCGTTAATTGTTGATAATGACGGCAACGTCACGTTTGGAGAAGCCAGCGGCGGTGGAAGTAGTCTCCCGATTACTTATGTAAAAAGTCAAGATAGAAGTAATCCACAAGAACTTTGCAAAATGGATGCTGGCATTTACATCCTGTACGGATATTTTACGCCATATTCTGGTTCTGGCAGAAACATTACTTATGACAACCGACTTGCCATTTGTGATGTAAATACAAAAGATGGAACACGATACTTTCAAATATTTTCTCCGTATAAAAATACGGTTTTATATTTGGTTGTAACCGAGTCAACTTATGAACGTACCGACACAGAATTGAGCGGAATAGTAACGAAGGTTGACACAGCACTATCTAATTCCAGTACATATCCTCTGCAAAATAAAGTAATTACCGAAGCGTTAACCAGTTTGGAAAATCGTATAGCAGCTTTGGAAGGTGGAAAACGTACTTGAAAGGGATAATATGCTATGGCTGAAAGACGAATAGGCGAAATTGAAGTAATCGACAACTTAACTAGCGAAGACTCATATAACGCACTATCCGCAAGGCAAGGCGTTGTATTAAATCAAAAGATAGAGAATCATTTAGAGGATTTAATTACTGATTCCGACATTGATTCTTTATTTAATTAAACGTTTTTATGGAGGTATTTCAATGGGTAAGTATTTAAATCTTGAAGGTCTGACGTATTTTTGGGGCAAGGTAAAGGCTTATATCACCACTCAACTTGGTGATAAGGTTGACAAGGTTGAAGGTAAGCGGCTGTCTACCAATGATCTGACTGATGCTCTGAAAGCTAATTATGATGCTGCGTATGATCATCTTGCAGCTGCTCATGCTCCTGCGAGTGCAACTGAAAATCTGATTGAAGTTGTTAAGAAGAACGGTACGGTTGTTCCGATTACCAACAAAACGGTTAACATCACTGTTCCTACCACGGTTGCTGAAATGTCTGACGCTGGTAGTTACGCCTTAAAGAGTGAAATTCCCGATGTTCCATCTATTGAAACGATTACTAATGCGGAAATTGACACTATCTTTACGGCTTAATCAGTAAAACATATGGGGAAGTTTTTAGATAAAAACGGCCTAGTTTACTTTTGGAGTAAACTGAAACCAATTATTAACTCAAAAGCAAATTTCAGCTATCAGAATGAAGGGGAAGTTTTAGACTTCCCCTCTACCATTAAATACACGTCCATTGCATATGGGAATGGGCGATTCGTTGCGATTTCTGATGGTAGTGATCGAGTTATTTACAGTGACGATTGTGGAGAACACTGGTCAGAAATTCTCACCATTTCCAATAGGCGTTGGAAGAAGCTTCGGTTTGTTAATAACAAGTTTATCGCCGTTTCTACTGGAACTACTAATGCCGTTGCAATAAGTGATGATGGATTATCGTGGACATATCATAATATGCCTGCCGATTGTTACTGGAAGGATATCACCTTTGGAAACGGTGTTTATTTTGTTATGTCTAGTAATACCAATAATGGCGCGATTAGTAACGACGGAGAAACTTGGACGAAAGTAACACTCCCTAACAGCTATTGGAAGTCTACGTGTTTTGGTGGTGGTAAGTTCGTAGTTTTAGGTGATTCTGGCCTTGGCTGCTATAGCACAGATGGTTCTACATGGACAACGACTACGCTCCCTAGTTCGGCGGCGTGGAATTCAGTTTGCTTCGCTAAAGGCAAATTTGTAGCGGTTGCATATGGTTACAATACTGGGGCAATGTATAGCATTGATGGTATAACATGGACTCCGACTACTCCTCCCGGAGGTGGATATTGGAGTAGAATCACATACGGCAATGGAAAATTTGTGGCTGTATCCAGTAATAATCGAAATATGGTAACACAGAGTGCGAATGGTATCACGTGGGAAACATCGGAAATATTGGAACATTGGAGTTGGGACGATGTGGCATATGGTAAGGGCACCTTTGTTACAATTGCCAGTAATAGAAGTAAATATGCTCTGATAAAGCTGAATCCTTGTGTCAATGACTTACCGTTTTTAATAGCTGATAAATCCAATTGAATTTGAGGTGAGTATATGTCGAGTAAAACAAGTAACTACAACTTGCATAAAATAGATTTAACAGATGCCCCACCTGACATTACCGTCCTGAACCCTAATTGGGATACTTTAGACGCTAAAATCAAAGCTCTTGAGGATGCCGGGTGGACGAGAGCAGAAATTGTTGAAATAATTAATGATACAGTCAGTGAAACAGACATTAGCGGTAAAGTAAGCAAAACCGGTGACGAATTAACCGGCGCGTTGGATTTTAAGAACAATGCCGACTTTAGAGCAATTAGTAAAACACGCCTAATCAATAACACCACTTATTACGTAAACTGGGGCTGTGGACAGCTTGGCGGGGGAGGGGGAATAGCGATGGGGCTTCATCTCCCATCGACCACTGGTGGAGATAGCTCCGTATTAGGGAGACTTGAAATTGGTAGACGTGGTGTGTCGTTCTTGGACGCTAATAACAAACGAACCTATTTATACAGTAGTGGATTAACCGCATCTGCTATTGAGAACTAATCCAACATATGGGAGGTATTGCGATTGGCATATATCAAATTAACCTTAGACCGTCCAATAGTGGACGGTGAAACATTAACTTTCAAAGCACCATGTGATTGCACTGCCGTTAATGGCATTAAGGTATACTACAAAACCATTACGGATAGCGCATCAACACAGGCGAACAAAACGTTCGTATTTAAAGATGCCCACGGAAATACTCTGACCGGCCTTGGTGATTTATTTGTTAGTGGGGCATATGTCAGTGTGATACTGGCACTGACAACCAACAGTGCATATATCCAAAATTCAACCACCAATGGGTATCTTAATAAGAAAGTGAGCAGTACACGGATTGATACTACATTAACTGCTGCAAACTGGGCTAACAAAATTTATACCTTTACCAACACTAAGATTACCGCCACTTCACCGGTAGAGATTCAGCCTAGAAGTGGATACGCAGATTTAACGGCAGCACAAGTACAAGCATTTGTCGGTGCCCTTATTGTTGGTGGCACACAAGTAGCCGGTAGTATTCAACTGAAAGCAATGGGTACTGCACCAACCATTGATATCCCTGTCACAATTGTAATCAGAGGTGATCTGTAATGCCTTTGATTAACAAACTGCTGTATAAATATGCGGAAACAAAACCTACGTTCTCTGGGAATTGCGCATTCTTTGGGAACGATGATAAAGGTTGGATTGAAATTTACGAAAACGGAACAATTACAATCCCAAAAGGTATTAAAAAAGTATGTGATATCTATTTATTGACCGATGGTGGAGACGCTGCGCCGGGTGGCGTTACAAATAATGAAACCACAGCGGGTTGGTATACCATAGAATACTATGGAAAAGGTGGTGATGGTGGAACAGCAATGGAGTATTATGGTAAAACTCTTTCTGGAAAGTACACAATTTCTATTGAAAGCACTGAAACTAGAATGATCGGACTAATAAATTCCATTACCACTACATTAACTACTAATACTACTGGTAATATCTCAGGTGGGAAGGGTGGACTAGGAAAAATTATAAGTACGTTTACGCCGAATGGTACATCCCAACATCAGACAAACGTGACACCTGCAAAACCGGGTGAATGGGGTAGAAAACCATTTACAGGTCATAACCCCATGAATGAGGGACATTGCGCTTTACTATTAGGTGCAGGCGGTGATGGTGAAGTCTATGTTGGTAATGATGCTGCTAAGTATCAGCCTACGTCCACGTCAATATATAAAAATTGTGGAGCTGGACAAAATGGTAAGTATGGTGGCGATTTAAAAGGTTGGCCGGGGATTGTAATCATCCGCTGGGGTTATTAAAGGTGATAATATGCATGAAACAATTATTGTAACTTTAATTACCGGTTTTCTTTCTCTGTGCGGAACGTTAGCTGGTGCATATTATGCAAATCGTAGATCATCTGCGCTAATTGTGTATAGATTAGAGCAATTAGAAAAAAAAGTGAACCTTCATAACCAAGTTATAGAACGAACTTATAAATTAGAACGAAATACCGCCGTTTTAATGACTGAGATTGAGGATATTAAAGGGAGGATTTAACATGACTAAAACTAATTTTTCTGAATGGATTTATCGTGCTGGTGTTCGCGCCATTAAGACGATTGCCCAAACCGCAGTAGCTACTATTGGCACTAGCGTTGCCCTTGGTGACGTAAACTGGATTATGGTAGCGTCTGCTTCTGTTCTGGCTGGTATTCTGTCTCTGCTTACTAGTATTGCTGGTCTACCCGAAGTAAAAGGTGGCGATGAACAATGAAAATCTTGCTAATAGCTGGTCATGGCGCTGGTGATCCCGGTGCTATTGGATGTGGGTGCAAGGAAGCTAATCTGACTAGAGAAGTAGTAGCTTTGGTAAAAGATCAATTATCAAAGTACACCACGGTTGATGTATTCGATACCAACAAAAATGCATTTGCTACGCTTATGGCTGGACAATCAATTGATTTCAAACCGTATGATTATGTATTGGAAGTGCATTTTAATGCATTTAACGGCGCGGGTCATGGAACCGAAATTTATGTCACAACCGAAGAAAAAAGTACTACTGTAGAGCAAAAAATTGTCAACGGTATAGCGGCACTTGGTTATTCCAACAGAGGTGTAAAACATACCAATTGGACAGTGATTCACACTGCAAAACGGCAAGGTGTATCGGCGGCTCTGTTGGAGGTGTGCTTCATAGATAATCAGGTGGATATGGGTATGTATCACAAATCCAAAAATAAAATTGCAACTGCTGTGACAAATGCTATTGTGGACGGTTTCGGATTGAAGAACGGAGATACACCAGTGGAATCGAATATTATATATCGGATTCAAGTAGGTGCATTCCAAAACAAAGCGTATGCCCAAGATTACTTGAAGAAGATCAAAACTGCTGGCTTCAAAGATGCTTATATTGTAGAAAGCAAGTAGGTTTCAAGTAGACCACAAAAAGACATTACATGCAATGATACCAGCGCGTTCAAATTTCATATCAAGAAAGAATTACAGATAAACGAACCCCGTCACCTCAATGGTGACGGGGCTTTTTTCGTTTATGTTGGTGTATATTTATGTAGGTAGTACACAAATAGACTACAAGTAGACCACAAAGGTAGACTACAAAATTTGTATCTTATTCACGGCTTCCACCAACTCTTGTGGAGTTTTATAGAGGTAAGTAGTCTCGGTTACACCTTTACCAGAATGACCAATAATTATGCGTACAGTCTCAATTGGAATGCCAGCGCTGTGAAGTAAGCTGGTGGCTGTTTTCCGTGTGTCATGTGGTAAATGTTCAGTATCTAGTCTATACTCCACCATAAACATTTTGAACTGTTCCAAAGCTTTTGCGTAAGACAATTTACGTCCTTTTTCATCCCGCATAAGTTGTTTGGCTTTCCCTAAACGGGACTCTACTAGTGGTAGAATTGCATCATGAATCGGTATAATCCGGTCAATACCAGCTTCCGACTTGGAACCACCAACCATGTACTGGTCTTCCAAATAAATTGTGTCAGAGGTGAGGGAAAGTAGTTCCCCAATTCGCATTCCAGTATAGATCAGAATTAGAATCCATTGCGCAACTGGATTATCTACGTTATCCCAAAGTGTCTTGATTTCAGCAGTGGTGAATACCTTACCAGTCTTTTCAACCTTCTCGTTTATCTCGATATGTTCTGCATAATTAGTGGATAAAATATCATTTTTTATTGCATATTTATACAATTGAATCATTGTGCTTTTCAGACGTTTTTTACTTCCCGGCATGAGATCAATATCATCCATCCAATCTTGAAGATGGTCTGCCTTGATTGATGTTATTGGTTTGTTTCCAAGGCGGTCAAATCTCATCTTAGCCATATTGTGAGAGTTCAAAACGTTTCGTGATACTTTGTCTTCAAGGCGAGATATCCAACGTTCGTAGGTTTCGTTAAGCGTTAGTTTGGACATATCCAAATCAAAACCAAGTTTGTTATACTCGGCAAGAGCTATTCTTGCTTCCGCTTGTGTCTTATAATATCCAAGGTATTTTCGCTGCTGTTTCCCGTTCTTCCACCCTGTAGTCAATCGCACAGCATATGGCTTTCTACGCTTCTTGCCTGTTTTGTCTAGGCAGACTACACTTCCATATCCGTTTTCGTGTTTCATCTATAATTCCCCTTTGTGCATCTTGTATAAAAACTATTGTGGATATTCATTCATTTTTGTTCAGAACCTTCAAGACTAGCAAAGCTGCCTATTATATTATTTTCTTTTAAGGAGCTACACTACAGATATGATGATGCATGTGTAGTGTATCTCCTATAAAAGAATATATTATATAGAGCTATTACTTCTTTACTATATATGTCGGCTCAATATCTTCGGCATAGTCAATGATCTTCTTCTGACCAACGTTGGAAAGCGAGGTATAAATCTCCAATAACCTTACCACTGGTTCACCATAAAAAACCGAAATCCCCTTGATTACTCTTACTTCCATCGAAAGCTTATCGTGATCAATTTCCCCCCAACCTACTAAATATGTTGGAGATACGTTAAACACGTTGGCGATCTTCTCCAACGTTCCCAACGGTATGTTGGAAACTGTTCCTTTTTCATATTTTTGGATAGCTGCCCGTTGGACACCTACTCGCTTACCCAATTCTTCCTGTGACATATCTGCCATTAATCGCAATTCCCGTATCTTTTCGCCGGGGCTACTCATGGTAAAACTCCTTTCATTCGTTAATACACTAAGATTGTATCATATGGAGATACACGAATGCAAACAAATTGCACAAAATACACAAGAACTTCAACATATCTTTGGTGAATGTGTCAATAGATAGAAAATTCAGAATGTGATATCATATCCTCAGAAGATCAAAAGATATGAAATTACACGACTGAGAGGAATCTAACAAAATTGACAGATTAGAATCTTAAAATTTGTGCAAATTGCGAATAGACAGATACAAACTATACTGATATAATGAAATTGTTCTTGAGGGGATACACCCAAAGAGAAACAAATGCGGGATTGGTGGAATTGGTAGACACATGCGGCTTAAGTCCGTATGCCGTAAGGCGTAGGGTTTCGAGTACCCTATCCCGCACCACATGTTTACTTTCCTTCTGGCAAAGCGGAAAGACGCTTGGCTGCGGGACAGACCGCTGATAGATACTCTAGTACCTCAACAGTAGAGGGCGCGACTTATAATCGCGTTACGCTGGGGCAGCACCAGCCTAGAGTACCAAAAGGCATGAGTCGCGCTCATGGGGAGCCACTCCTTGGGATAGGGTGGCATAGAGCGGTGGAGAGGGTATTCCTGATCAGATATAGCGGATTGGTGTAAAGGTAGTCACACTTGGTTTTGACCCGGGAAGTAGCTGTTCGAGTCAGCTATCCGCTGCCAAATAACAATTTAGTAGGTGATATAATGCTCGTTAGTGACGCGGCACAACAACTTGGAATGAATACACAGACACTTAGATTGGCGCTTCAACAGGACAAATTTCCTTTTGGAAAAGCTATTCGTACTTCTCCAAACAGATTTACGTATTTTATCAACGAAGAAGCGTTGAAACGTTATTTGAGAGGTGAGTTGTGGTGAGAGACAGCATTTTGGAGCATCCGGAAATAAGGTGGGTTGAGCGGACGGGTTATCCCTCATGGAATCAGCCAAAATACTTCAACTGTGAAATGTGCGGTGATGAACTCACTTCCGATGAAGTGTACGAAGACCTTGGTTATGATTGTCTTTGCGAAAATTGTCTTTTGAAGCTACATAAGAGGGAGATAAACGATGAAGATTTTTCTTAGGAAGGTTGAGAATGCTGTTCCTGTTATTTACGACACATATTGGAGAGGAAAAATGATTTCCGTGAAAGCATGGGCGGTGATGTATTGATTGTGCTTGAAGATTCGAGACAAAAGCCAGAGAAGAACAAACACATTCGGGAGCAGTTAGAGCATCTTGGTTATAAAGTAGATCGTTGTAAGCTCTATACGGGTGACTATACTTGGGCTACCAATCAAAGTATATGCGTTGACACCAAGGCTAATATGGGTGAGATAGAATCAAACTTGATTCAAGATCACGAACGTTTTCGCAATGAATGTATTAGGGCACAAGAAGCTGGAATTTCACTTGTGATCCTTGTTCAAGACCCATATATCAAGAGTGTTGCAGATGTGTTCTCTTGGTATAATCCGAGAAAACGGTTCTCTCCAAAAGCGGTCTCGGGCAGACAACTTGGTAAGATGATGATTTCCATGGAACAGAAATATGGAGTTAAATTTGAGTTTTGCACCAAAACTGAGCTTGGACAGCGGATTATAGAATTGCTGGGTGGTGAGTAAATGCGCTATTCATACACTAATGTTTCGACCTTCGCCCAGTGCCCTAGAAAATGGAAATACCAGTACATAGACAAATTGAAAACCATTCCGGATACCGCGCCGGATAATGCTCTATGGTGTGGGTTAGCAATCCACAAAGGCATTGAGGAGTGGACTGTTCAAGCTGGGCTTGACGAGTATAAGTCTCACTATAACATTCTGACAGATCAGAACGTAAACTGGATGATTCAGATTGAATATCAGCTTACAAAATTACTTGAGACAATTCCCAAAGGTGGACAGCACGAAGTAGAAGTCAAAACAGACCGTTTTGTTGGCTATATTGACTACATTGTTGGTAATGAAATTTGGGATTGGAAATTCTCAAATAACGTTGACAACTATTTACAGTCACCTCAGCTATCTATTTATAAGCATTATCTGTCTGTGGTAAGACCAGATATTCAGATTGATCGTATTAAGTTTTGCTTTATTCCAAAGATAAATATTCGGCAGAAAAAAGATGAATCTCTGTTTGAGTTCCGTCAACGTCTGCAAGAACATTTGGAAGCTTCAGAAATTAAAGTGGTTGAAGTGAAGTATGACGAGGATAGCATAACACAGTTTGAGCAAGCTTGTCAAATACTAGACCACGTTGAGAATTTTCCGAAGAATGAGACTAAACTTTGCGATTGGTGTCAGTATGAACCGTTGTGTAAACGTGGTGAAGACTGGATGATTCTGTGAAAATTAGCTAATTTCTATTATCATACTTTGGGTATTTTGTCAATGGACAAATTATGGGATTGGGTGTAATATTATATCACGATAATAAATGAGGGAGGTAACCCAAGTGACCAACGAAGAACTTAAAAATATTTATGATCTTCATGTGAAATGGTTGAATGACAAACCAGACGGAAAACGAGCAGACCTGCGTGATGCAGACCTGCGTGATGCAGACCTGCGTGATGCAGACCTGCGTGATGCAACGAATGTTCCGTTCATCCCAATGGCCTGTCCTGAAGTTGGTTCGTATATTGCTTATAAGAAAGCGTTAGGTGTCATTGTAGTTCTCAGAATCTTGGAAGACGCTCTTAGATCATCGGCAACTGGAAGAAAGTGCCGGGCAAGTAAAGCAGAAGTTCTAAAGATTGAAAATTTGGATGGTTCTCCTTCCGATGTGGATGAGGTTGCAAGTTCGTATGATCAGAATTTCATTTATCGTCCGGGAGAAGTCGTAAGCGTAGATGATTTTGATACAAATCGTTGGAAGGAATGTGCGTCCGGTATTCATCATTTTATCAACCGACAGGAAGCTGTTGATTATAACTGTTAATAGGAGGTTAAATAAATGGCAAAGTTTGAGTGTTTTGTAGATTGCGACTATGTATGTGGACACCTTAGATACGCACATTATGAAGGTGTTGTAGAAGCAAACTCAGCCGAAGAAGCAAGAGAGATGGTTTTGGAAACGCCCTATCTACTTGATTTTGTGCTTGATGATTATAGGGTTGATGATTGTCCTATTGACCCCAATTCTATTAATATTAGGGAGATTAAATAAATGCCTACATTACCTGAAAACAAAAAGAAACAGCCAAAAGTAAATGAAATGCCGGATGTGTTCATTTATGGAAGTTCCTACGTTGGAAAAAGCACTTTTGAAGATGGTGCAGATAACATTATCATCTTTTCCACGGATGGTAACACTGACGAACTAAGCAGCCCAACAATCCAGATTGCCAACGAGGTTACGGTTAATGGCAGAATTACATCTACTAAACTGGCGTGGGTTGTGTTTAGAGAGTGGGTTGAAGAACTTGAAAAGAAACAGAATACATATAAGTACGTTGGTATTGATCTGCTGGAAGACCTGAGAGAACTTTGCCGGGTGTACATTTGGGATAAGCTGAAAATCCAACACGAAAGTGACGCTGGTTTTGGTAAGGCTTATGATGCTGTGACAATGGAGTTTAACACTGTTCTGAAACGTATCAAAGCTGCTGGATATCACTTGGTGATTGTCTCCAAGGAGGTTGAGGGTGAAGTTACTCTTAAAAGCGGCGGTAAGTACACTACGTTCAAACCAAATGTGCCTGATAAGGTGGCTAATACAATCGCTGGGCTTGTTGATATTAGCGCAAGAGCGTTTGTAGATGAGAATGGTAAGCGATGGTTGCAGCTTGGTAAGCAAGATCATACCTTCGGCGGCGGTAGATATAACTTTAGTGTGGATAAGTGTGATTTGTCTATGACAGCACTTGTTAATGAAATTAAAAAGATTAGTGGAGGTAAAAAGTAATGAGCGAGAATATTTTTGAACGGTTTAACAGTATTTTTGATCTGCAAGGCTTAAAGGCAGATATTGAGAGTGCAGCTGCAAACAGCGGTGATTTTGTAGAAGTGCCAGTTGATGCCGACTATGAGGTGAAGGTTTCCAAGATTGAACTTGGTCAAACTGGTGAGAAGTCCAAGACTCCCGGTATGCCTATGGCTAAGGTTTGGTTCACTATCATTGCGGGAGACTATAAAAACCAGCATATCTTTATGAATCAGTTACTTACGAGTGGATTTGGTATTCATAAGTTCTGTGAGTTCCTTCGCAGTCTTGAAACCGATGTTGCGATTTCGTTTGAGAACTTTGAGCAATTCTCCGATGTAATGTCTCAGGTGTTTAATGCTGTGGACGGTGTTGGTGAATATCAACTTCATTATGGCCAGAATAACAAGGGCTACAGCACTTACGATATTATTCAGCGGTTTAACTGATTGATATAAAAGGGTGGTAGCTAACCACTACCACCCGCCTACTTAATGAGGATTGAATTATAAATACGAATTTTAACGAACTGGCACTTTCTATTATCGAAAAGGCAGTAATCGATTATAAACTTCTTTTGGAACTTAATGTGAAGGAAATTGAGTTCTGTGATGAAGGTAGAATTTCCAAAGTTGAACTTGAAGATTTTTTCCGTAGCGAGTGGTGCGATTTTCTTCTTTGCAGCATGAGACTTACGGGTGAAGATATTTTGAGATATTTGAATAGATAATAACGTTTGAAGGGTTGATTGTTATGATTTTCATCGATTTTGAAACTTTTGCTTATGATTGGTTGTGTGTAGCGATTGATCCTATTGAGCAAAAAGAGTTCGTTATTATTAACGATAAAGAAGAACTTAGTCGATTGTACAAACAGTACAAGAAAGACATTTGGGTAGGTTATAACATTCGTAATTATGACCAGTACATTTTGAAAGCGATACTTCTTGGTTTTGAACCAAAAAGAGTGAATGACTGGATTATTGTTAAAGATAGAAAAGGTTGGGAGTTTACAAGTATGTTTAATAAACTTCCTTTGAACATTTTTGATGTAATGCCAAATCCTCCTGTTAGTCTCAAAACATTGGAAGCATTTATGGGTAACTCAATTCATGAAACTTCTGTTCCGTTCGACATTGATAGAAAGTTGACTACTGAGGAAATCCAAGAAACAGTTAAGTACTGTCGATTTGATGTTATGAACACTATTGAAGTGTTTTTGCGGAGAAAAAATGAATTTGATAGTCAGATGGGACTTATCAAAGCATTCGGACTCTCACTCAATCACCTTGGAAAGACACAAGCCCAACTTGCAGCAATCATTCTTGGTGCTAAGAAAAAACGCTTCAAGGATGAGTGGGCTATCCGTCTACCTGAGAATGTACAGCTTGGTAAGTATAAGCACGTTGGAGAATGGTTTCTTAATTCTGAGAATCATAATCCCGATGCCAAATTAGAAACGCTGATTTGTGGACTATCCCATACAATAGCTTGGGGTGGTATTCATGCTGGACTTGACAAACAGCAAGTAGTTTGCGCTCCTGACGAAGTAATTTTTGATGTTGATGTTGATCAACTTTATCCATCTTTGATGATTCAATATGGATTGCTATCAAGAGCAGTGGAAGAGCCTAAGAAGTTTCAGAATGTTTTGAATACAAGCCTAGAATTAAAGAAAACTGGTAAAAAGAAGGAGCGTGAACCGTACAAGCGTATTTGCAATATCACATATGGTGCAGAAGGTGATAAGTTCAACGCGATGTATGACCCGCTTCATCGAAATCTTGTTTGTGTTTTTGGTCAAGTTTTCATCATTGATCTGTTGGATAAGGTTGAGGACATTATTACTCTTCTAAACTCCAATACAGATGGCATTTTTGTAAAGCTGAAACGAAAAGACGTGGATGAGTTTAAGCGGAGAGTTCATGAATGGGAAGAACGAACTAGACTTCACATGAGCTACGATGAGTTTAGTAGTATTTGGTCTGGTGATGTAAATTCATATATTGCTATTAGAAAGGACAGTACTTATCATGCAAAAGGAGGTTATGTCAAAGAACTTAATGACTTGGATTATGATTTACCGATTGTAAATAGAGCGATAAAAGATTATATCACAAAGAAAATACCAGTTGAGAATACGGTTTATCTTTGTGACGAATTAAGAAGTTTTCAGAAGGTGTATAAACTTAGTAACAAGTATAAATTTGTTGTTCATAATGGGCAAATTTATACGGACAAATGTTATCGTGTATTCGCTTCAAATGATAAACAAGATAGCTATCTTGGAAAATCAAAAGGAGAAGGGTGTACGGTTGAGAAATTTGCAAGTTGTCCAGATCATTGTCGAATTGAAAATGGAGACATTATAGGGGGTAAATGTCCATCATGGTTAGACCGTGAATGGTATGTAAACGAATCTAAGAAACGATTGAAAGATAAGTTTGGGGTGAATGTATGAGTGTAGTAAGTAACGTAAAAGTGTTTGGATTAGAAAACTCCGTAAGAGCATCTAAATATCCAATGAGTGTTGATGTTAACCTTCTTAATGATGAGATCACCGATACGGTGAAAAAACTTGGTTCGTCTGGAACTGGTGAAGGACATGACCAATTTCTTACTGGAATTATTGTTCAATTCGATTTGACATTCTCTCTGAAAGCATGGACGGAAGCACAGCGGTATCATTTTTTGGATTTTGTGTCGAGCCAAAGCACAATGCATCGGATTACTAAATTTGATATTGGCGATCAATGTAACGAGTATGTCCATCCCGGAACTATTTCTATTCTAAAAAGCTTGATAGACTGTTATAACGATCATCCTACGCCTGATAATTATTTGCGAGTGGTATATAACATTCCTACAGGTTTTCAGCTTACCGCTCGGATGACTACAAACTATAGGCAGTTAAAGACTATTTATTACCAGCGTAGAAATCATAGGCTACCTGAATGGAGAGAGTTGTGCGCATGGATTGAAACACTCCCCCATTTCCGAGAAATTGTACTTCAAGACTAACCGAAAGGATTGACAGACAATGAATCTTTACAGAGGTTTCATTCCACTTAACGGAAAAAAAGCCACTATGCAATTTAAGAATAAAGAAACCTCTGATCTTCTCACATTAGAGGAAGCCCAGAAGTTTAACGGGTATGCTGGTATTTTGAATAACAACACTATTTTGATAGATATTGATGATTTTGAACAAAGTGAAATTCTCTTTAATATTGTCAAATCCAAAGAGTTAAATTGTAAAGTCTTTAAGACTACCCGTGGCAAACATTTTCTGTTCCAAACAGCAGCACCAATGGTAAATAAAACGCACTGTAAAATTGCTATTGGATTAACCGCTGACTTCAAGGGTGGTTCTAAAGCATCTTACCAAGCCTTAAAAGTTGATGGTGTGGAACGTGAATGTATCTATGATACTGGTACATATCAAATTATACCAAAGTTTCTAACCCCTGTCAAAACTAACGTGGATTTGTTAGATATGACTGATGGGGACGGCAGAAATAACGCTTTGTTCAGTTATATATTACCCTTGCAGCAGAATGAGTTTACCAAAGAAGAATGCCGTGAGTGTATTGAGATTATCAATGAATTCGTGTTAAAAGAACCGCTCCCAGAAAGTGAATTGAAAGTTGTTCTCAGAGACGGTGCTTTTGAATGTCCAACATTCTTTAATTCCAAAGGGGCGTTTCTTTTCGATCAATTCGCACGATATTTCGTTCAGACCGACCACATTGTAAAGATTGGCGGAAAGCTTCATATTTACAGAAATGGTATTTATGAACAGGGTGATGAACAGATTGAAGCTGCAATGATTGAACACATTCCGAAGTTGAAACAGGCTCAACGGAAAGAAGTTCTTTCGTATCTCTCACTGCTGGTGAAGAAAGAAAGCGGTGTAGCAGATGCCAACTATATTGCGTTTAACAATGGTGTTCTGAATATCACAGATGGGTCATTCAATGAATTTTCACCCGAATATGTGATTACCAATAAGATTCCACATAACTATGTTCCTGACGCTCAGAGTGATGTGTTGAACGGTGTGCTAAGAAAGTTGAGTTGTAAAGATGAAACGGTTGAACAACTGCTACTCCAATCTATTGGTTACTGCTTCTACAGACGAAACGAACTCCGAAAGAGTTTCTTCTTACTTGGAGAAAAACGAAATGGCAAGTCAACCTTCTTGGACATGGTGGGAACGCTTTTGGGCGAAGATAACACATCAAACCTTGATCTCTGTGAGATTGGTGATAGGTTCCGAACCGCTGAACTTACCGGAAAACTCGCGAATATTGGTGACGATATTAACGATGAGTGGATTTCTAACACTGCAATCTTTAAGAAGGTTGTGTCAGGAGATGTTGTCACAGCCGAACGAAAAGGCAAAGACCCTTTTAAACTGCGTTCATTCGCTAAGTTCTTCTTCTCCGCAAACTCTCTCCCTCGACTGGGAAGGGGAAAAGATTCGAGTGCGGTACTTGATAGACTTGTTATAATCCCATTCGATGCTAAATTTACCAAGAATGACGCTGACTATGACCCGTTTATTAAGTATAAACTGCGAGAAGAACCAGTCATGGAAGCTTTAATTGCCAAAGCTGTTCCGGCTCTAATCGACGTTCTTACTAATCAAGAGTTTGAAACTTGCAAGAAAGTTAGTGACACTCTTGCTGAGTTTGAGCGAAGTAACAATCCGATTCTTGAGTTTTTCGCAGAACTGGATGAAGTTGATTATCTCAATGAACCTATCAAGATTGTCTACCAGAAGTATTCTACGTTTTGTTTGTCAAATAACATGCAAGCTATGTCTGCAATAGAGTTCGGTAAACAAATGAAGAAACAATACAATCTGATAGTTAAAACTATAGAACAAGATGGGAGAAAGGTTAGAGTGTATCAATATGATGAATAGAGGTGAGTTTATAGAGCAGAACCTTAATTTAGTGTACGTAGTGATTAGAGAATATTATCCCATGTTTATTTCTGATGAAGATATAATTCAATGCGGAATGCTGGGATTATGTAAGGCCGCTGATAAATGGAAAAAGAAAGGAAAATTTTCTTCGTTTGCCAGAGCGGTAATTCTTAATGAAGTGAGACAAGAGTTAAAGCGCAGACAAAAATACAACGTGGAAATATCTTTAGATCGATTATTGGAGGAAGACAAAAATGACGATTGATGTTAAGTATCATGCTGATATTTATCCCTTAAAAATGACAACAAATGGTGATTGGTGTGACCTTCGTGCAGCAGAGGACGTAGAGTTCAAAGCTGGGGAATATAAATTACTTTCTTTAGGTGTGTCAATGCAACTTCCTCCCGGTTATGAAGCTCTAGTAATTCCACGCAGCTCTACCTTTAAGCATTGGGGGCTACTCCAAACTAATAGCTGTGGCCTTATTGATAATAGCTATTGTGGAGATAATGATATTTGGCAGTTTCCCGCATTGGCTACTAGGGACGTTTTGGTTGAAAAGAATAGCCGAATTTGTCAGTTTAGAATACAAAAAAAGATGGATGATGTAAATTTTAATACGGTTATCGCGTTAAATAATACAAATCGGAAGGGGTTTGGCTCTAGTGGTGTATTTTGAGATCGATGAAAGTGAACAGTTATTTATTCCCGGAACCCGTGATGAGATTGTAATGTTTTCAACAAATTGCCCAAAATGCAAGATTCTTGAATCAAAATTGCAAAATAAAGGACTTTATTATACCAAGAATATGTCATTGGAGACGATGAAAGCACTTGGGTTTGACGAAGTTCCTGTGCTGAAAGTCGGAAATAAATACTATCACTTTGCCGATGCGGTTAAGTGGATTAATAATTTGGAGGGTTAAGTGTGAACCTTAATGTGAGACTGGATAAGAATTTCACTACAGTGTTTAATAAACTGCGCGAGGAATACGGAGATGAGCTTGCAAAGTTGAATGGTTTTTCTGATCAGCAACTTAGCTATACGGATTTTATTGATAATTTTGTAGACAAAGAGGTTGTAGCGGATGCAAGTATCGATGGTAATGCCAACGTGGGACATAAAGATATCGTGTCGCTTATCACTGAAATGAGTAAGCCACACTCAAAGCTCTTGGCCTTTAATAAAATATTCTATGAAATTAATAAGAAATACGGATATACCGCGGCGGCAAACTGGTTAGAAAATGAATGGGATGGACATTTTTACTTACACGATGCCTACAGCGCTACAGAGCTACCTTACTGCTTTGCTTATGACATTGAAGAACTTGTAAATCGTGGTATGTATTTTGTGGAAGGGTTTAATGCCCAACCTCCGAAACATCTTATTACATACACTGATTTTGTCTGTGAGTTCATTTCTTGGTGCTGCAATCGAACAAGCGGTGCTGTTGGTCTTCCAAGCTTTTTAGTATATTCGTACTACTTCTGGAAAAAGGATATTGAACAGGATTTTTATCAACATACGTACAATTACTATCGAGATCAGGAGTTTCAGCGCATAATTTATAAGTTAAACCAACCTTATCTTCGCGGAGGTATTCAATCAGCTTTCACTAATTTTACAATATTTGACCGTCCTTATCTTGAAGCGTTGTTTGGTGGGAAAACCTATCCAGATGGGACGTTTGTAATTGATTGTATTGATGAAATTATTGAATATCAGAAAGATTTTATGAACGTGCTTAGTCAAATCAGACGAGAAAATGTTATGACCTTTCCTGTTATGACTTTTGCACTTCTCCGCAAGGATGGAAAATTTGTAGACGAAGAATTTGCTAAGTGGTGTTGTAATCACAATAGACGATGGGCTGATAGTAACTTCTTTATCTCTGATGATATTAACAGTCTTTCCAATTGTTGTAGATTGAAGTCCAATATTAAAGATTTAGGTTATTTTAATTCTCTGGGTGGAACAGCACTTGAAGTTGGTAGTGTGAAAGTTAACACAGTCAATCTTGCAAGACTTGCATATGAGAACTCCAAGGAAGATTATCTTGATGCTCTGAGAGGTAAGGTAAAGCTTTGTCTCCAAGCTCTTGATTGTATCAGACACATCATTGAGAGAAACATAGAGAAAGGACTTCTTCCCAACTACTCTCTTGGTATTCTCAATATGCAATCTCAATACAACACTATTGGTATTATCGGTATCTACGAAACTCTGGATAAGTATGGGTTTGTTGAGAAAGACCAGTTTGGATATACCAAGTATACCGATGATGGAGTAGAGTTTGCTAAAGAAATCTTAAAGACCATTCATGAAGTTAAGGATGAATTTGGAAAAGATAAAGACTACATGATTAACATCGAACAGATTCCGGGTGAGCGAGCTGCGGTGATTCTCAAAGAAAAAGATAGAATCTTCTTTCCAAATGAGAAGTATGAACTTCCTCTGTATGGTAATCAGTGGATTCCCCTTGGCGTTAAGACCAGTATGAGTGAAAAAATCAAACTCTCTGCCACCTTGGATGATGCGTGTAGCGGTGGCTCTATTGCTCATATCAATCTTGATGCTCCCTTTAAGGACTTTGATACCGCTTGGGAAGTGCTTAATAGGGTGGCAGATGCAGGTGTAACGTACTTCGCATTTAACCTTAGAATCAGTGCTTGCAAGAACAATCACGGATTCTATGGCGAAACTTGTCCTGTATGTGGTAATCCGAAAAGCACAACTTACACTAGGATTGTGGGTTTTCTTACACCAGAAAGAACCTATTCTAAAGAACGTAAAGAAGAATTTCATATGCGAGATTGGTTTGATCTGAATAGTATGTCAGAGATGTAATTTAGAAATCAATTTTAAACCACCTAGAATGCATTCTAAGACGTTTTACAATAGCGGGAGGGGTTTATACGCAAACTGTGTAAAATGCTCTTAGAACGCATTTGAGTGTGGCTATGGAGGAAATTATGATAATTAGAACTAACCCCGATACAAAGTTTGTAAAAGAGACGTGGGAAGCGGTGCATAATAATAATGGCTACTGCCCATGTAAGTTGGAAAAGAACGAAGATACCAAGTGTATGTGCAAAGAGTTCCGAGAAATGGAAGAGGGAACCTGTCACTGTGGAATGTACATCAAAACTAAAGACTGATCTTGGTGAATATGCCAGTAAACAGAACACATGCTCGGGTGTAGAATGTAGCCACTAGAACAAATTGGAGGGATTAACTTGAGGGTAGCAGGGGTTATAAGGGATTCTTTGGTAAACGGAATCGGACTTCGAGACGTAGTATTTGTTCAAGGCTGCAATCATCATTGTAAAGGCTGTCAAAACCCGCAAACGTGGGATATTGCAGGGGGTAAAGAAATCCATCCTATTGAATTAGCGAGAATGTTTGCTGAGTCACCAAATGATATCACAATTTCAGGTGGAGAACCTTACCAACAGTGGGTAGACGTGTGGATATTTATTACCTGCGTACTACAAGACTCACCTAATAAACGCTTCTGGGTGTATACAGGAAATATATATGACGGACATATTAGATGGATTACTGAGCGATTCTTTTGGCCGTGGGTTGAAGTAGTTGTGGACGGCGAGTTTAAAGAAGAATTGAAAGACCCTAATTGTTTATACCGTGGTTCTTCCAATCAGCGGCTTATTGATGTGAATCGATCAGTAATCACCAAAAACATTGTATTATGGGAGGGTGGCAATGAAGCATAAACTAAATCACTATCTATCTACTGCACTAGGATACATATGGACGTGGCTACTATTGTTCGGTAGTTTAACAGCATTGGTTTGGATTATTTCTGTTTTAGTGAAAGCGTTAGGAGAGTTGTTTGGATGATGAATCATAATGATATGGTCAAATATGTTGTCGCTTATTGTGGTCATTCCAGCTGTTACACATGTAAAGTCATGACAGAATGTAATGAATGTGGAGGAAACTTTCAGCATTATCCCGAAATTACTGAAAAAGCATATAATAAACTTACAGAGGTAACTAGTATGAACAATGCATATGACCAAATTTCCAAACCGAAGCACTACAACCGGGGAGGTGCTATGGAATGTATTGATGAAATGGCTCTAGTCTTTGGAAAAGAAGCCGTTAAGAACTTTTGTCTGTGTAACGTTTGGAAATATAGATATCGCGCAGCAGATAAGAATGCCGATGAAGACATCAAAAAGAGCGATTGGTATATTAAAAAATATAAGGAGCTTTGTGATGAAGAAATGGTTAATCATGCGTGACGGCAAGTGCGTTTGTGTGACCACGATTCCATATCCTCCTGATGTAGAGAAAAGCATCAAACGAGCTGGCTATAAAATAAAAATAGTGGAGGAAACAGTTAATGGTAACGATTACAAGCACAAAAAATAGAGATTATAATTCGTTTTTTGCACAAGTGATTGACATGATTGACAACGACTACAGTGAACCTCCTAAGATTCTAATTTGTACTCTCCCACAAGATAGTAATGATTCTTCTGTTAGTTTTTACGATATGAACAGTATTGACCTGTATCAAGCAGCTGGAATTATTCAGTATGAAGCTACCAGATCGGCAATCATGGAAGAACAAGCCAATATGGATTTGGAATATCTAGATGATGATTTTGATTATGACGTAGCAGAGGATACGGACGATGGAACAGAAAAAATTCGATGATTGGCAAGACGTAAACTGCAATGAATGCTCCAACTGGTGGAATGATAGTTGTACAGGCGCTCCAGCGGGTGTAAAAAAGCCCTGTAACAGCTTTTTAGCTCAACGGAGTGTAATCATACCCGAAGAAATTAAGGCGCTTAAAAGCGAAATAAAGTGGCTTTCATGGCACATTATCACACTGTACATAGTGGTGTGTATTCATATCGTGTTAGACATTTTAGGAGGTTGAGTGAACTTTGGTTGATATCAAAGAGAACGTCATTGAATGAATTACCGGCGATGAATTTGTATCCTGTACGTTCACACAGAGGAAGTACATTACCAAGGTGCGAAAACTTATGGATAAACACCCATTATTGGTGCCGAAATTCGTTCAAAACAGTGATGGGAGTATCTATTGCCGTCTGCCACTCAAAGCCCTGAAATTGTATATAAAAACTAGCGATGAACGCGCATTGGAGAGTGACGAGGAAGATGAGCTTATGGACTAAGTTTCATAAAAACGGTGATGAAGTAAAAAACGGATGGGTGTGTGATAGTTGTGATGGGTGGAATAACCGCCCTGCCAACTATTGCCCCAACTGTGGCGAGAAGATTAAAGGTAAAATTGTTATTCCAGTTGTAACAAGCGTAGATGAATTTATCGAAGCGTCTGACTGGCATGATTGGATTGACGAATACACTCAAGATGTGTACACCATCTATTGGCAGTGGTGTGTCCGAACACAATTGGAACCGGAAAACAAGGTAGTGTTTATGCGGCGGGTGCTTGCTGAATGCCCAGAGCTACGAAGCGTTCCATATAAAGGCAAAAGACGTTTCCGAAAGATATAATATATAAACTTCTTATAATAATATATTATTTATAGGGACATCATTTAACGTTGTTCCGAACAGCGTTATATGTAGTCCCTAATAAATAATAAATATAATAGCAAACTTATCTAGTCTTAGAGGTTTGCACAAATTAAGTGCCACCAGAGAGTGCGTATTTGTGCAAGGTATACAATAAATTGCAACTAAAACAAACTTTGGAGCAACTTTAATATATGTTGGAAAATAAGACGTTCTACATATAACTAGGGTACACCCACCTTTCATATGTAGAACGGAGGGAGGAATAAAAGTGCAAATCGAAAAACAAGCCTTGGAAAACCTGATTAAAGAAACGGTTAAAAGCACTATCTTAGAACTAGGTATTGGTAAGCAACCGCCTAAGAAAGAACGTACTGCTTATTCAAAAGTGGAACAGCTTTTATATAATTATAATAACTTTAAGAGAGTGTGCAAAGAAAAGCAAGATCAGATTGATGAATTGAGAGCGTATGGTGTACCACATAAGGGTGGTGCTGTGCACACATACTGTGGTGACGGTACTGTGCATGGACTGTGCACTGTGGATGAGACTGTGGATGGGGCTGTATACAACGTGAAAACGGCAATGAAAAGCATTCAAGATGTAATTGATCTGATTGATAATGCTATGACTGGCCTACAAAATGACGATTGGTATCCCATTCTGAAAATGCGGTATTTTGACGGAATGAGTGGAGATGATATTGCTAAAGCACTTGGCTGCACGCCACCTAACATCACACACCATAAAAATAGGTTGGTAAAAGAGTTGGCAATTCGCATTTTTCCCGATGAAGTAATCAAAGAAATGTTGGTATAATATGAAGGAGCGGAATATAATTCCGCTCCTTTTTTCATAAATGCAAATTGAAAAATGGAAAAATACAAAATGCAAATCTGAAAATGCAAATCTGAAAATGACCTAATTGCAAATTCAAAAATGGATTTTCCTGACAATTTTTTGGAGATTTCGCAATTTATTTCATTAAAGAGTTAGTGATTTAGTGTGTTAAAGCATTAATTCGCTAATGATTTAGCGTAGTAAAGAAGTAAGCATATTAATTGTTAGTATGATATACTTTATGTATATTAATTAATGGCGGGCCGGGCCGCCCTAAAGACAGCGGGGGAGGG